GGAGCCAGGAGCGGAGCAATGGCCGTTAGGCAGTTCGACGGGGTAGACGACGACATCCGCCACACGGTCGGGTCCGCCCTGGCGGACATGGAGCACGGCACCGTCGCCCTGCTGTTCAAACCTCAGCCGCCGGTCGGTGACTGGCACGCGCCGCTCACTATCGCCTATGACGACCGGTCCACGTCGGGGAACTTCTTCATCTACGAGGACGGCAACGACGCCTACTTCGGCGTATATTCCGAACGGGCGAACACCAGCGACGAAGTACAGCTCGGCCCTTTCAACCGCTGGTACCTGGTCGTCGTCTACAAGGAGCCGACCACCGGCCCCGCTCACATCTCGTTCTACGACTACGTCACCGAACAGTGGACCCTCGACGACACCAAGAGCTTCTGGGAGTGGTGGGCGGTCGGTCCCGACGGGATCATCCAGCGGTCCGACACCGACGCCGCCGACGGCGGACACTTCCGTGGCCTGCTCGCCGTGCAGGCGATGTGGGCCAACCGGATGCCGTTCGTCCACTACACCGCCGTCGTAGACGCCGGACTCGAGGAGTCATTGCAGGCGTGGTTCGACGCCGAACCGGACGCCTTGTGGGTGTTCAATCAGGAGTCGGCAGCCGACCCGGTCGACGACCTAGTGGGCGACGCCCATCAGATCGCCCGTGTCGGCACCGCCGTCGTCACCAATGACGACCCGCCCGAGTTCGACTGGGGCGACGAACCGGCGATCGTCGGGTCGGGCGAGGTGACTATCCCGCCGCTCACCGCTGAAGGTGTCGGCGCGGCCCTCGTCGACGGTTCCGGCGAAGCCGCCCTGCCGGGGATCGTGGGCGAGGGTGCGGGCTTTGTCGTCGACGCCGACAGCTCGGTGATCCTCTGGGACGGCATCCCGGTTACTTGGGACGGCCAGCAAGCGCATTGGGGCGAGTCGACGGAGATCGTCGGGTCGGGCGAAGCGACCCTTCCGGCGGTGGTCGGCTCCGGGTCCGGCGCGGTCCTGATCGAGGGCGTCGGCGAATCGGCGCTGCCAGCGGTCGCCGCGTCGGGTGCCGCTTCTGTTGAGCCGACGGTTATTGCTGGCCTGGCCCTGAGTCGTCATACAGCTTTCGCGTCGGTGTGCCAGGTCGAGCAACGTGTCGAGGCGGCTCTGGCGTCTTCTGTCCATCGTGCCCAATCGGGGCTATCGATTTTGGAGCCTGCGGTCGTGGCAGCCCTAGCTGAGACCTCGCATGTCGCCCAGCAAGGGTCTGCCCTGGTGGAACCGTCTGTCGCAGCAGCCACTGCCACCCAAGTTGCTCGGGCCGTCGAGTCGGTGCCCCAGCCCGAACTCTTGGTCGTGGCCGATACAGCGATCCAGGTCAGCTCAGCCATCGGCTCTGCTGTCCGTCCCGAGCTGGCGGTGAGTACGGCTCTGGCGTCTGTAGTCGATCGAGCGCTGCCGAGTGTCTTCGCCGTCGAGCCTGTGGCGACCTCGGGGTTGGCCACGAGCGTCCACGTTGCCGCCATGAGCCAGGTCCTCCAGGAGCCTGTGGTTCAAGCCGCGGTCGCCTCTGTCGTCCATGAAGCAATTGCGAGCCTTGTAGCTGTCGAGCCATCAGCACAGGCAGCCGTGGCGACGGTGATTCACAGGGCGATAACGGGGGCGACCGATTCGGCGATCCAGGCGTCCCTAGCAAGGACCATCCATCGAGCCTTCGAATCCCTGGTAGGCCCCGAGCCAGTTGTTACGGCGGATACCGCGATAACTGTTCACCGAGCGATCCAGGGGACTTCAGGTCCGCTGCTAGTCATCGAGACCGGCCTGGCCAGGACTGCTCATGGTGCTTTCGCTTCCCTGGCCCAGGTCGAGCCTGCTGCCGTCACAGAGCTGGCTACGAGCGTGGCGCGGGCAGTTCAGTCGATCCTGGTCAGCGAACAGGCGGTCGTGGCTGAGGTAGCCCAGCAGGTGTCTCGCGCCGTCGAGGGCCAGGCTGGGGCGGAGACGGCCGTCCAGGCGAGCCTGGCTCGCGTCATGCACCGAGCTATCGAATCGGTCCTCCAGGAGACGCAGCCCTACACCCTCTTCATGTTCCGCGACGTTCGCATGAAGGATATGGATCACGAAGCCCGGACGTGGGTATCATCCGGGGACAGCACTGTGGAAGGTGAGCCGTGGCCGAGCCAGTAACACATGATCTCGGGGCCTTTGCTGCTGGCGAGATCCCGCCTCCGCTCGTGCTCACCTTCAGGGATTTCAATGGCAGCCCGGTCGACCTCACGACTTTCACGATCAGGGCCGTCAACATCGAGTCCATCCCAGCGCATGACAACCTGGGAGAGGGCCAGATCGCGGTCGTCGGCGATGCGGCCAACGGCCAGCTCCAATATGCCTGGACCGCCAATGACATGCTGGAGACCGGCGAGTACATCCTCCAGGCCTGGGTGTACAACGGCTCGAACCAGCGCTACGCCTCGGACCTCTACCAGTACACAGTGTACGACGGGCCGGGGGAGGCACCGGGAGTATGAACCCCTACCTGAGCTTTAAGGAGAACCATGGCCACGGCGCTCGCTGATCTCATTCCCATGCTCGACCGTGAGCTGAATCCGCTCGGGGCAGAGCAGTTCCAAGGCATATCCGTTGCCCAGCGCCTTGGGTATCTAGCGGACGGCTTTTGGGACGCCTATCTGTCGGGGTTCATGCGCAAGTACACCCTGGTTGATGGGGCCGAACTCGACCCTCCACGATCGGGCGAATACATCACCGATCGAGCCACCCTCACCGAGGACCTCCCCAAGCAGTTCCATATGCTCGTGGTCACTATGGCTGGGTTCCGGCTCCTGCGTCTCAAGATCCTCCAGTTGTCTGTGAACTTCAAGGCCGAGGCTGGACCCGTCAGCTACGAACAGCAGGCGTCGGCTACGACCCTTCGGGCAGTCCTCGATTCACTGACTCGTAGGTTGGATGAGCTGAAGTTGCTCTATTCAGAGGAGCACGCCCAAGGGTTCTTCGTCTTGATGGATGGCCAAGCCCAGGCTGAGTATGCGGCCATTGCGGGATTGGCCGAACAGTCGGTTGTCCTGTAATCTGTCAGCATCGGAATTGGTCCTCCGACGTAGGTGGGAGGGGTCGGCGGCGACCCCTCCCTCCTTGCATTCGTACAAATGTACGAATAATCTGATGGCGTGAACCTTAAGCCACACCCCGACAGGATCGAAGCTCGTGGGCCAGTCTTTCGTGGAGTTCCTGGAGACTCTGGCGTAGTCAACGTCAGTACCAGCGACACGCCCGGTTGGCCGCGGGTCATCGAGGTCGAAGGTGACGTCAAGTGCCTGATCTGCGAGGGCTTGTCCAGTAATCACGCGGTCTGCGAAGAGTGCAGGGATGCCGTGAAGCTCCTACGGGCTGCTGGCAACATGCAGGTCATCAAGAAGCTGGTTGAGTTCGAGCGACTCGATGTGATGTTGCGCGTCATGGAGGAGATGACCGAGGATGCCGTCGCGAAGTATCTCGTGGAACGACTCCTTGAAAATCGCGCGGAGTGAAGAGATCTTCTTCATCTTCTGCGATGACGAGCCTGTCGAGATCAATTTCCGTCCAGGCGAACATTCTGATTTGTTCGTACGAGCGATGGGTGAGAATTGGTGGCTGGATTGGGAGCGGAGCGCATCGGTGTTTTGGGGTCCCTTCCTCAATGTCGCCGACAGCGTCATCGAAGAGCATTGGCCAACCCGGTTCTACCAGGCGACTCTCCTCATCGAGTGGATGGTCCAGGAGAGCGACCCCAATGACCGGGCCTATGTGGACACCTTCGGAGGCCGCGGGTTCTTCCTCGCCCCCAACGCCATCTATGACGTGATGAAGTCTTCCCCCGAGAAAACGCTCGTAGGAGCGTTGACAGGATGTAGCATTGTGCCCCTAGATGAAGGGAGCATGAATGTCGATCCTGAGGAAGGAAGCCGAGTCGGAGTCCCCGGCAGAGGCTGAGGACCGGGTCGCCCCCGAACCTGAACCTGAGCTTCGGTCAGTCCGGAAAGTGCGGGCAAGTGCTCCTGAGGCTCCCAAAGTCAAGCCTCAATGGTCGCGTGACCCCGAGACGGGCCGGATGGTGCTCATCAAAGGCTGATGCCTGTCCCTCCCCGACCCAGCAGCGGGGAGGTACGAAAGATTCGACGACGGCTGTGGCAGGCCCAGGACGCCCTGTGTCACTACTGCCACAAGCCGACGATCCTGCCGGAGGACTTACTAGCCGAGTACCTCCCGCTGGAACAGATACGAGCTGAATTCTCGGAAGAGATGAATGCTCTCCACCAGCAGTTGATGGCCAAGGTGCCCGAGTTCCGGCGCAGGTGGTTCAATGAGGTCGCCACAGTCGACCATGTGGTCGAGCAGGCCCTTGGGGGCACCTGGGACGAGGACAACCTCGTGATGGCCTGTTACTCATGCAACCACGATCGCGGGGTTCGCTTTCATAGGCGGCTTCGTTTGCTCCGAGGTGATGAGGATGTCTAGATTCATCGTCGCCTGTGAGAGTTCTACGACCCCCCTAGACCCCGCCACACGGCTTCAGGTACTCCACTGAAGCATCCTCGACCCCCCGATGCGTGTCGCCAATGGCGGTGATGTTGAGCCTCTCCCGACAGGAACGGCACCGGGAGCACGACGTAAGAGTCGGAGACCCATTACGAGCACCAAATATTCGTGATGGGCGGGAATCCCCAGCGGATGTGAACTGCCCCGAGGGAAGACCTCCGGCCACCTGGCAGGATGACAGGTGATAGGGTCACTTTTCGCGACCCCCCCCTACTATATACCGCGCGCCCAACTTGGCCCCAGGATGAACCTCGTCAATCCAGATCCGACAGGTCCAACGACAAATACGGTTGGTGTCGAATGTGGGCTGACGACTCACATGTCGCGTTGCAGGAGAAGAAGAGAAGGGCCTAATGCGAGCGAAGCGAGCCGGGACTTCAGCTTTGCTGAGGCCCGGAAGGGGGTTAGGGGCGCAGCCCCTTCAGGATGCGGTTGGGTCTTCGAGGACACCTCTGGCAACGGCGCGTGCTGCCAAGTTGATGACGTAGGTGTCTAACCAGGCCAGATCCTTCTCGGCTCGGTACTCGTTCATCAGTTCCAGCCGCAGAGCGTATCCCAGGCGGTCAATGAGGTCGCTGAGCACCTGGAGGTACTGATCCTTGCCCCACTGCGCCAGACGTTTGCCCCTTCCCTCGGCCAGTCGGTTGGCGATGGCCAGCTCTTCATCTGACGCCCGGTATCCGATCAGTCGCTCAGAGGGGTGGTTGTACATTTGGACGAATGTACCTAACCTGCATCCATCATGGTAGGAAAAGCCACCGACACGCGCCTCCAGGTCCTGAAGTACATCGTGGAGTATCTGGAAGGTCACAGATACGCACCGACCAGACAGGAGATCAGTGATGCACTCGGCTTGAAGACCAGGTCCGCAGTCCAGTATCACATCGAGTCACTGATCGAGACGGGGCACCTAGAGCGTTCCCGCTATCGCCATCGCATCGTTCGTGCGACAGATAAGGGCCGAGCAGTGATCGACAAGCTGAGGGAAATCGAGAGTGAAGCTGGAAGCCAAAGCCAGTCGCAATAGGAACCCAGGGGTAAGCCTCGTGACCAACGACCTTGGCCAGATGGCCGCAATGCAAGTCAACCTCATCCTGACGGCCTTCGAAGAAGAGGTCGACTCCCTCATCAATCTCGCTAAGAGCGAGACGAGGGGAGGGGGCACTATCGAACAGGCCCTGATCCGTCGCCTCCAGGCCGATCAGGAGATCTACGAGGAACTCAAAGAGAGCATGCGACGCATCGACATGAAGATGGACCTCGCCCAGGATCAGATCCTCGGGACGATCCTCACCGGGGGCTGAGTGACCTGGCCGAAGATCGTCGCCCTCTTCCAGCACCCATACGCCTGGAATGATCGGTCACGAGTTGCCTGCGATCTGGCTAGCCGGTGGGCCGATCAGGTCGTGGTCCTCCAGCCGTCCGTCGAGGCGGGACGTATCCCCGAAGAGCTGGAGATCTCCAGGCTTCTCGTTCCCGAAATGCGCTTCGCTGATCCCGGTTGGTGGAGGAGGGCGTGGTTACGGTTGATCGAAGAGCAAGAGTTGACCGAGCGAGACGTTGTCGTGCCGATGCGTACTCTTGAGGTCGTCCATGACTATGCCGTGGTGCGAGACTTGATCAGGGGCGCGCCGGGCAAGGTGCTGAAGGCTATGCGGTACACGATGTTCGGCACCCGACACTATCGAGTGGACTCAGCCTTCCGGCCACGGTGGAGGCCGTTCTCGATCCCGGTTGTTGCCGACCCGACCTTCGTGACCAGCGAGTTCCCGGATCACGCCTTTGATCCGTCGAGGCAATTGGAGACTTCTATCGTCACTCTCGACTATTCGGGTGGGTACGGGGTTCCCGACACCAAGAGCGTGAAGCCGTATGACGGGATATTCTTCTTCGATGATGACGACTTGGAACCAGTCCGTTGACGTGGTGGTCCCCCTAGGGGGGTTCGCCGCTGGCTGACCAAACAGTTCGGGCCATGAGCTACCAGGAAGCCCTGAAGCGGTTGATCGAAACCTTCACGGCTATCAGTGAAGCAACGAGCGAGGCAGATGACCTCGCCACCGAACTCATTCACATTCAAGCTAAGCGTGCCGCTACCGAGGCCCGGAACGAATTGCAGCAACTCCTTGATCAGAGGTATGAGCATGAAGTCAACGGTTGAGATACTGCGTGATGTGCGTGAGCGCATTGAGGACGCACGATTGGCCGTGAGGCAAGCGTTGGACATGTGGGATGCAGGTTTGAGCATGGAGTCAACGGTCGGGACACTGCATGAGGCGCATGAGTGCATTGAGGACGTACGATTGGTCGTGGAGCAAGCGTTGGAGAGGCTGGATGCGAGATGAATCCTGACCTGGAACGCTCGAGAGACGACATCCGGCGGCTGCTCGGGATGGTGCGTGTGGTGGTCGCAACCGCGTGGAGGGCCAAGTGAGCCAGCCGATCAAGGTCATCGGGGCATCAGGTGCCGAGTTCGAGGTCCTCAACGACCTGGAGAAGGCGTGGTGGAACACGAACCTGAAGCGTTACCAAGACAGTTTCAAGTTCGACAACGCCTCTGACCTCCAGGACCTCGACAAGGTCCTGATGGGTGAGCTGATCTCCTACCGGATCGGCAACTGGCTCCTGCGTGACGCCGACTACGACGGGCGCTCCATCGACGAGATCGTCGACAAGCTCAAGCGACAGAAGGGTGACATCGATAAGGAGACTCGGCTCCTCAAAGATTCGCTGGGGATGAACCGGGCGAGACGCCAGGACTCGACCCAGCAGTCCGTGGCTGACTACTTGGAGAACCTCAGGCTGAGGGCTAAGGAGTTCGGCGTCCATCGGGACAACCAGATCGCCAAGGCTATCGACCTCCTGAACGAGTTGTTCACCTTGGTGGGCCTTCACGACCGATGCGATGAGGAAGAACGCGCCCACCTCAAGGTCAACCCCGAGGACATCCTGGCATGGGTGAGAGAGACGGCGCGGCCCGAATACGACAAGATCGATGCCGCCTTTCGAAAGAACCAGCGCCTCTGGATCAAGGACGTGTCGTGATCGTCAGCTTCGAGGTCCCCGGCAGGGCCGTGCCCAAGGGTCGGCCTCGAAGGGGGGCGAACGGCAGGTTCTTCACCCCCAAGGAGACCAAGGTCTACGAGCAGACCGTGGGCATGATGGCTCGCAACGCCATGCGTTCGAAGAAGCCCACCACCGAAGAGGTCTTCGTTCGCATGAAGTTCTACTTCGACGACCGGCGCAAGCGTGACCTCGACAACTTGGTGAAGGCGGTGCTCGACGGGTGCAACTCGATCGTGTTCGCCGACGACAAGCAGGTGACTCGCCTGGAGGCAGCTATCTTCCGGGACTCGAAGCCGAGGGTGGCAGTCCAGGTGATGGAGAGGATCGAATGAACCACCGCATCCTCGTGGAGTTGGTCGACCAGTGCGGTAAGTCCATCCACGTCGACGAGCTGTACGGGCGCGACGAGGTGCGGCTACGGACCTATGACATGGGCACGCTGGTGGCTAGCTCTCGGTTCAGCAAAGATGACGTTCAGACTCTCATCTCCTATCTCCAGGATTGGTTGGGGCATCAGCATTACTGGATTCGAGACAACGAACGGTGGGTGGTCTGCCGTGACTGCGGGGCTGTTCGAGAGTCGCCATGAAGGGGCGCATCTGGTGTCGGCCCTTGAGGGTCGTCGGACGAACGTTCTAAGCTCGCATGCATGGCTGTCAGCTCCGTAGCGCTCACCGAAGAAGAGTGTTATCTCATCGCGCTCATCGAGGACGAGAGCGGAATCGACCTAGCTGAGTTCTTGTGGGAGGACTCGACCGCCGACAACGACGAAGGCCTCTTCCGGGCTTGGGACTTCCAAATCCCCTGGTGGCGCAAGAGCGACACCCTGATGATCGACCAGTGTGCACGCGCTGTCGGGAAGGCGCTTCGAGCAACCGAGCCGGTCCTGACCCCCAGTGGGTGGGTCCCGATCAAGGACCTTTCTCCCGGTGACATGGTGGCAGGCGGCGACGGAGCCTTCTACCAGGTGAAAGGGGTCTTCCCCCAGGGGCAACGTCAGCTCTATCGGGTCATGTTCTCGGACGGGGCCTGGGTGGATGCCGATGCTGACCATATCTGGGTGGTCAGTCGGTATGGGCGGGGCTACAAGCAGATGACGACCCAGGAATTGCGGGATGACGGCCTCCTAGGCTCCAGGGGAGACCGTAAATTCCGGATACCGATCGCGGCCCCGATCCAGTTTCCGGAGCGGGAGCTGGAGCTAGATCCTTACTTGTTGGGGGTTTTGTTGGGCGACGGTGGACTCACTGAGACGGGGGTCAAGCTGTCGACCGATAGGGAGATCGTTGACTCACTGATCTTGCCTGATGGGGTGACCGCAGTTCCATTGAGGAGTAAGGACGACTGGAGCCTCTCAGCGCGGGGGTTTCGCCGAGGGCAACGTCACCCGTTGGTAGGCCCCCTGCGAGATATGGGCCTTTGGGGTCGAGGGTCGCATGAGAAGTTCATTCCCGACGAGTACTTGTTGGCGTCTATAGAGCAGCGAAAGGCGCTGTTGGCTGGCCTGCTTGACACCGATGGAGAAGCGGCGAATAGCCCGGTGTTCTCGACGACCAGTCCGGCATTGGCTGAAGGTGTTGCGTTTTTGGCCCGTTCCCTGGGCGGTACGGCTCACATCTCGGATCGCCAGACGTTCTACACATACCTAGGGGAGCGCAGGGCGGGGAGGCCATCTTGGCGGGTGACACTCAAACTGCCGTTCAACCCATTTCGCCTGGGACGCAAGCGGAGGTCGTTCCGTAGGGCCAGACGTAAGGTTGATCCGGTCAGGACGATTGTCTCCATAGAGCCTGTGGGTGTTGACGATGCTGTATGCATCGAGATTGATTCGCCTGACCACACGTTCGTGACGAAGGATCTGATCGTCACCCACAACACCCAGTCAATCATCCTTCGAGGGTGGGCCTTCCCGATCCAGTTCCCAGGGTTCGAGATGGTGGTCACTGCCCCTGAGCTAGTCCACCTCAACCCCCTCACCTCCCGGATCGAGGACAAGCTCAAGAGTGTCCGCCTCACGCGAGAGTTGCTGCCGGGTGGCGTCGGTCGGGGAATCACGCATCGTCCGTTCCAGGCCAATTTCAAGAATGGTGCCAAGATCATGGGCCGCATCCCCCAGCGAGACGGCAAGGGCGTCAAGGGCCTCCACCCTCTCCGCTTGGAGATGGACGAGGCCCAGGACTACCCAGGAGCTGGTTGGACCGAGTTGATCGAGACCCTCCGGCATGGCCAAGAGAACGCGCAGTGGCGTGCTCACGGAGTGTCCAAGGGCATCGGTGGTTACTTCCATGACGTGACTCAGCCGGGGTCTGGCTGGACCGTGACGCGGATCACAGCCATGCACCGGAACACGTGGTCCGACGAGGAGCGCAAGGACAAGAGTTTCCTGTATGGCGGCAGGGATAGCCCCGACTACATGCGCAACATCCTCGGGCTGCATGGTGACGCCACCAACCCTCTCTTCGTGCTCCACCGGCTTATGGCCTGCATCGACGACGACGAGGGGTCCGACTACAACCAGATGATCTACTACCGGCGCTCGATCAATGATGAGATGCTGGACGGCAGGGACATCTTGGATCTGATCGACTTCCCCGGCTCACACAAGGACTGGAAGGTGACGTGGGCGGGTATGGACGTTGGTTTGACGAGCCACCCTTCCGAGATCCTGGTGTTCGGGGAAGAGACGCTGAAGCTGAAGGGCCGGGACCCAAGGGTGGCAGTAAGGCTGCTGACCCGCATCCAGCTTCGACGGATTGCAGCGCCCGATCAGAGGCGCGTCATCGAGAAGGTGATGCGTTTCTATAGGTGCAGAGCTTTCGCGATAGACCGTACGGGCCTCGGCCTGCCCGTCTACCAGGAGTTCCAGCGCGAGTGCCCGGACCTGATGAACAACTTCGTCGGGTACGCGTTCAATGAGAAGTTGGTGGTTGGTTACGAGGATCACGAACCTCATCAGAACCCGAAGGACTATGAGATCAAGAAGGTCGCCCAAGAGCACGCCTATGACCTCCTCCGAACCTATGTCGACAGCCGGAGGCTCATCCTCCCGTTCGACACGCACCTCATCGGGGAGTGGAATGGGCAGACTTGGCGAGCTGAGAGGTCGCCTAACGAGAGAGATCCGTACGGGAGGAAGCGCTTCAGTCAGGGCAGCTTCCACACGCTCGACGCAGGTGGCCTGGCCATCCTCGCTAAGGAGATGGATACCTTTAGTAAGGTCCGAGAAATGAGGGATGACCCCGAACCAATCGGAGTAGCCTTCGTTTAGCTCCGAATAGCTAACATCGTTCGCGTGAAAGCTGTTGCGAGGTCGCTGGATGATGGTCCCCACCTGGCCCCATCCTTCGATGCGACCAAGAATGTCACTGGACTACCGCCCGCTCCCGACCTCGAAGTCGAGATCGATGGCATGTTGGCCGACCTCAAAAAGTGCGACCTGGATCGACCAGATGAGGTCATGCGTCTTTGCTCTGGATACATGGCGAGATGCACGGAGATCTATGTTCGGATCATCCGAGAAGAGGGCCGTAACCGTCACCTTCGCTGGTTCCGCACCCAGCAACTCGGCAAGGTCATGGAGCTGATCGAGTTCACCTACAAGGCGGCGAGCCGGTACGTGGAGATCCGCCGACAGGATGTGGAGATGAGCAAATGACCGAGACCAACACTCACGCTCACATGGCCAATGTCGGCGAGGCGGGCGTCATCGTTGCCACAGATGTCGATCCTTCGTTGGTTGAAGAGGTGGCTCGCGACGACGGACTGTGGGGAGCCTATGAGGGCAGCGCCTGGCTGACGCCAGTGCGTCGGGCGCTGTCGCAGTGGGCAGAAGACGTCAAGGCGTCGGGGCGGCGGAACCGATCCATCTTCGCTCGGGACAAGTTCGTTACGCCCAACAAGATCTTCGAGCAGATGGCTATGGCAGAAGAGGCCATGGACGACGACGTCGTCGGCAGCGTGTATGACATTTCAGAAGCCATGGCCTTCAAGAAGATGACCATGGAGTGTGACGATCCAGACCAGGCCAACGTCTGGAACCAGATTGCTGCTGACCTCGACCTCGACTCGTTCTTGAGGGTCGTGTGGCGAGAGCTGTTCAAGAACAGCAACTACTTCGGGGTGATCTGGTGGGGCACCAAGACTTACAAGGTGAAGGGCCAGACGATGGAGCGGGTCGAGCCTCCGCCGCCTCCTTCGACCCAGGACCCCAACACTCCCATCCCCCCGCGACCTCCGAGGCAGATGCCCAAGATGGGTCGCCCGCGGCGTAAGGAATTCACGATCAACGTCCCGATCGGGGTGGGTGTGCTCGACCCGACTCGGGTGGTGCCGGTAGGCCTCGATCTCTTCGGGAACTACAGGTTGGCGTGGATCGCCGACAGAGAAGACTTCGAGAAGTGGACGAGCCAGGACAACGAGTCGGTCCAGAGTTCCAATGGCCTACTGAGCCAGCTCTTTGTGGGTCCGTATAGGCCGAGCGAGAAAGAGAAGCGGAAGCTGGCCAACGAGGGCATCCCCACTGAGACGTTGATGGAGCTGAATCGGGAGAATGTCTGGTGGGGCCACCTCACCAAAGCAACGTACGAACGCTGGGCGCGGGTGCGCATGAAGAGCATCTTCCCTCTTCTCGACATGAAGCATCAGCTTCGGGAGATGGATCGCGCCTTCCTCTTGGGTGGGATCAACTTCATCGTGCTGGTTCGGAAGGGCACCGAACAGCATCCCGTCACCAAGCAGTCAGAGATCACGATGGTGGCTGAGCAGATGCGTGCCCAGGCGAAGTCGTCAGTCATCGTGTCCGACCATCGCCTGGAAATCGACATCATCACGCCCGACATCGAGCACATCCTGTCGGACGACAAATGGACCACCCTCGACGAGAGGATCAGGGCAAGGCTGTGGGGCACCATCGCTCCTCCGGCCACTACCGGCAACAGGGAGAATCAGGTTACGTTGGCCAAGGTGGTTGCCTTGGGCTTGGAGAACCGCAGGCACATGCTCAAGCGGGACATCGAGCGTCACATCGTCGGCCAGGTGAAGGCCCGGAACCCTGGCGTGTTCGACGAGGACGCCAGCCTGGAGTACGCACCTCGACGCATCGATCTCATGTTCGATCCCCAGGTCGTCACCCTGTTCCAGGAACTGCGAGATCGGGGAGACCTCTCGCGAGAGACCATCCTCGATGAGTTCGGGTTCGATCAGGACCTCGAAGCCCAGCGTCGCAAGTATGAGTACGAGTCTGGTCTCGACGACATCTTCGGGCCAGTCAACGTGCCCTTCGACTCGCCCAACAAGATCAGCCCCGGAGGTTCGGGGCGTCAGGGTGGGAGGCCCCCCGGTTCTCCAGGTGGGTCACCGGCTCCAAGTGGTCCCGAGCAGTAAGGTAGACGTTCGAACGAAGGATGGTCATGACTCAATACGTGAATTCAGAGGGGAGCGCCTTCTTCTTCGAGCAGGGAGGCAAGGTCTACGCAGCGGCCCGCGCTCAGATCATCTCAGAGGATCAGGTGCGTCGCGAGTATGCCTTTGCACTCGACGCCAAGGAGCTGAATAAGAACTTCCTCTGGATCTCGGGACGATATGTGCAGGGCGAACAGGCCAACCGCAATGGTCAGTTCTGGACCACCGAGGACCTGAAGGCCGGGGAGTACTCAGTCAAGTACACACCTCTCAATGTTCTCCATGAGTTCACGCGTCCGGTAGGTGTGATCGTCGAGACCAAGATGGTCTATCGCGAAGGGTCGGGGGAGGGGAAACTCCTACCTGAGATCCAGGCGCTCTCAGCAGTGTGGGCGCACAACTTCCCGGAAGTGGCGCAAGCCGCCCGAGAAGCACATAGCCGGGGCCAGCTTTGGTATTCGATGGAGTGCGTGGCCGAGTCGCGCCAGTGCCTCACTTGCAACGAGCAGTTTGCCTGGGCCTCCACCGAGTTGTGCGAGCACCTGTCTTCCAGCAGGGTCGCTCCACGACGGTTCATCAACCCCGAGTTCCTCGGTGGAGCATTGATCTTCCCTCCGGCGAAGCCAGGCTGGAAGGATGCCGATATCGAAGAGGTAGCTCGCCAGGCGGTGAATGTCTCGACGGCAATAGATGGTGAAGACCTCACCCCCAAAGAGAGGGAAGCGCTCCTTCACCTGAACGCGTTGGTGGCTCGATCGGCGCGGTAAACGTTCGTGAGAACAAAATCGTGTTACAGTCCCCTCTTGTAAGGATGAAGGTGAGATGCGAGCAAGCCAGGAACTCCATGATCAACTCCGAGCGGCACTGCCAGCCGGAGCGTCATGTGTCGATGACTGCCCCTTCTGCACCGACCCCGAAGTTGCCTCTCAACGGGAGGAAAAAGTGAGCGACAAGGTCTACGACCAGGCGACATTGGACGCTTTGCTTGCCGATGCCCGTTCGAAGGCGTCCGAGGAGGCGAAGTCTGAGGCGAGCGAGGAGATCGCAGACCTGAAGGCCAAGCTCCAGGAAGCGGAGTCCGAGCGCGACAAGGCCAAGGCCGAAGTCGAGGAACTCCAGAAGAAGGTCACCGAGTTGGAGACCGAGAAGCTGGAAGACGAGCGGGCGAAGCTCATCAAGGATGCCACCGATCTCTCTGACGAGAAGATCGCCGAACGGAAGTCGGCTTGGGCGAAGATGGATGAGGACGCGTTCTACTCCATGCTGGAGGACATGAAGGCGACTCGGGAGGCCGCATCGAGCGGCAGGTCCAAGCCCAAGGAAGAGCAGAAGCCTCCGAGTTCCGAAGACCTCGACGGCACGCGGGAGACCGCTGGTGAAGAG